GGTGGTGACATGTCAATCACCAACTCCAACTCTAACTTTGGTAACACTGCTCTTAGATCAGCAGGATTCAAAGCAAAATCATTCTCGAAAGATAAAGCAGGAGCTATAACTCACATCATTCCACCAAAAGCATTGAATGTTATTGCTACAACTATTGCTGCAGGTGGTACATCTGGTAGTCAAACCATCACACTAGCAAATGACGGGTCAGTCAACGGGGTCATCCAAGGTATGACTGTAACTGGATCAGGTGTTGCTGCAGGTACGACTGTAGGGTCAGTCAATACAAACACTAGAGCAGTCACATTATCTGCTGCACTTACAGGAGCAGCAACTAACATAGTATTTGGTGAAGAAACATCTGTAAACTGGGTGAACATTGATATACAAAGAACTAAAACAATCAACTCATCACTTGCAGGACAAGGACAAACTCCAGGATCTAGACTATACCTATATGGTTATACAACTGAAGCATCACCACCAACTACAAGAGTACAGGGTTTTACAATCGGTGCTAGACAAGATGGCACAGGTTCTAGTGCAGTCCCAGATAAGATAAACTGTTTACTCGTTGCTAACGGAGCTACTGCTGCAACTACACAGGCAGCATCTATATCACCATACGGACCTAGTGTATCAGGTAAGGCAGCAGGTGAATCAGGATCACCGATCCAATATGATAGCACAACTTATACCATCAATGGTGTAGCAGGACAAGTTGGTGGTTGGTATCTATCAGTTATGCCAGACTCAACAGGAGTTAATGCTAACGAAATATATGTAACTTTATCATCTAATACACAATATAATAACGTAAACTTTACACCAAGCACATTTATTAAGAGGATTCCTGACCCAAGAGACTTACAAGATAGAACTTATCGTGTAAGACTTGTGATTGACAAGGATAAAACTAATCCTCTACCTAGAGATCCTATCTCTGGTTTCGTATTACAACCTCTGAATAGTGACACTACATCATATAACTTGACTAAGTGTTTCTACATCTATGATATTGAAATAGTTCAAGCATTTGAAAGAGGTGTTAATGATGGAATATATTATCTAACATTATTATGTGGATCTATCTCACCTTCAACATCTAACTTTAATGACAGGAAGTTCTCACAGAATGTCAATGAAGTTTATCCTACATTTGACAGAGATAATCCAGTTGCTGACCCTGATGCTGCGGTATCTGTTGCTGATAACGTTACTATCGGTCTAGTCAATGCAACTGATGGAGCAGTACCTCCTGCTAAAGATCCCAAGAGATCTATCACTAAAGAAGGTATTGTCTTCTTACTCACAGACACAGGTTGGACACAACCAGGTACAACACCAAACTATGACTCAGGAAACGCACTTCTCTCGAATGTGCAACTTACTGCACGAGCTGGCGATGAGGAAACCAGAAAAATCAAGATTCGAGAAAATAACGACGGAACTGTCGCACCGATCAACGTCGAGTTCAGACGTCACTCTATCCTCAGATCAGGTAATCACACATTTGAATACCTTGGTTTCGGACCTGGAAACTATAGTACAGCGTTCCCGCAAACCCAAGTTGAGACACTAACTCAAGAACAGATTAGATTCTCACAGTCCATTAAAGAAGAAGGAGGAGTTTCATTCTACTCTGGACTTAACTCTAATGGTGACCTATTCATTGGTAACCAAGTTATCAACCCTGTTACAGGTCAGATTACTAACGAAGACATCGCACAGTTAAACGTTGTTGGAGAAGAAAGCACAACGATTCAGACATTCTCTGAGTTGGTGCTGACTGACAAACTGACTGTAATCGGTGGAGCATCTAACCAGTTAGAATCTATCTTTGCAGGTCCTGTTACATTCCAAGGTTTAACAACCTTTACTAACAACCTTCAAGCAAGGAAGATCTCTTACTATAACCAAGATGGTACAGTTATCAAACAAACTCTACTTGCACCTGCTGATGCAAGTGGACAACCAGACTTCTCTAATATCACAGGATACGATACACCTGCTGATGGTGACCTTGTTTATAATATTAACTGGACGCCTGGGAAATCTCTTGGTTGGATATACTACAATGGAGCATGGTCAGAGTTTGGTCTCACAAATACTGGTGAAATCAATATTGATACTTTCTCTGGCACTGAACATATTGGTATTGGTACTGCTGCTGTATCTGGATTCAGAGTTGGAATACTAGGTAATGCTAAAGTTGATGGAGACTTAGTTGTTACTGGTAGAGGTGGTGTTGGTGCTGACAAGTATATTACTAAATCATATACAGGAGACGGTACTACTCTAACGTTTGCTGTAACTACATATAGTGGAGGCATCAAACACTCTGATGATTCACTCTTAGTATTCCTCAATGGTGTAGCACAGATTGCAGGAACTAACTACACAGTTGACTCAAACGGTGCAAACGTTGTATTCTCATCAGGAGATGCACCTTTAGCATCTGATACTGTTCACATTCTAGAACTACCTATCTAACATGGCAATTTCAAGAGTAAGTGGTAATCAGATTGCCACTACAACACAAGCGATCATAACAACCTTAAGTTTCTTAAATACTAACTCAGTGTTTAGGTTACCGTCTGGTACTCAGGCACAAAGACCTACTGGTGTCTCGGTTGGTACATTGAGATTTAATACTACAATAGACCAAGCAGAGATATACAAAGCAGATGATGGCACAGGAAGTCCTGGTTGGACACCTGTTGCAGGAGGAGGACCTGCTATCGGAACTGATAGTATTGTAAGAACAAATAATAATGTAATCGCAGAAAATATTACAGTCGGACCAAGTGCAAACAACGGTGCTGAGTTCACCAACGGAATGAGTGCAGGTCCCATATCCATAAATTCTGGTTTTACTGTTACAGTAGAATCAGGTGCTGCTTGGAGTGTTAGATGAAGGTACGAGTACAAACTATACAAGGTCTTACACCTAACTTCACTGTTACCGTTAATGATAAGAGTGACTTAGCATTTAAAGGTGGAGCAGAGCTCAGGATTACAGGTAGTCAAAGTGCTTTACCTCTACCATATGGTACAACTAATGCATTTAATGCTAGACAGGTAACTCATTCACCAAGAAGAGGATATGAAAACGGAGAAATAAGATATAACTTGACAACACAAAAGTTAGAAGTATTTAATAACGGTGTCTGGGCAGGCTAAACTGATTGTTGAGGACGGTGATACACCTGACTTGACATTATATCAAAAAAGGATTAAAATATGTAATGAGTGTGAGTACAAATCTCCTATTGGGATCTGTACTAAATGTAACTGTGTACTTGCAGTGAAGGCACGCTTTCCAATATTCAACTGCCCGATCAATAAATGGTAATGAGTCCTTTTGCAGGTGGTGAACCTGCAATAACAAAATCTATACATCATGATAATTTTATATCTGAGTTTGAGACTAACTTAGATTGTACAGATATAATAGAATACTATAAGTTCATATCAGAGAATGGTTTGACAATCAAGAGACATTCAGAGAAAGGTGCTGCTGATTCTCAAGTCTTTATGCATGAACTTCCAGTAGAATATTTCCATGATAATCTATCAAGAAGTATATTCAGACGTTGGAACTATGTTACAGATCAGGCACTAAGAGAGTATGTACTAAAGTATGACATCTTAGTTGGTCGTAGGTTTCAACATACTATGGCAAAGATACAAAAGACAGAACCAGGACAGGGTTATCACGCATGGCATTATGAAAGTACACCATCAGCACCATATCGTAAGTTAGCAACTATGATCTATCTTAATGATGGATTTGAAGGTGGTGAAACAGAATTTTTATATCAACATTTTAGAGTCACCCCAAAGGCAGGTAAGTTCGTAATATTTCCATGTGATTGGGCATGGACACACAGAGGTAATCCGCCCCTAAATAATGATAAGTATATTGTTACTGCATGGGTAGAGGAGTATCCAACGCCAGGACAATAAATAGAAATACTATAACCTGTTCAAATGAGCAAACTTACTGTAGGTAGTATCGGTGGTATACCTGCATCACTTAATCAATCGACAGTTCCAACTGGTCATACGTTACAGATAAATGGTAATGTTTATCATGATGGTACTGGTGCTTTGCGTTTACCTACAGGGACAACTGGGCAAAGACCTTCATCACCTGCACCAGGTTACATAAGATGGAATACATCATTAAACGCAGTAGAAGTTTGGAATAATGCTACATGGATACAATATTATGGAGAGAATGGTACATCTAACGCACCATTTACATCAATGGCAAACTTATCAAGTAATGATCCTGGCTCTGGTTATTGGTATATAAGATTTGATGGCACTAATACAGAAGAAGTTTATGCATATAAAGACCCTAATGGTAAGTATTGGGTCATGGTTGCATCTATTACAGACAATACTTCACATGGAAGTTACACAGGTGGTTCGGATCACTGGTATGGTAACTGGACAACTACATCAACTACTGGTAATGCTAGAGCTGCAATGGGATCTGATTTTAAATCAAATCACTATAGAGGATGGACAGCAGATGATGTATTGATTATGCAAGGATTTACTTCATCTGGAACTCCCTATGATCAATCTACCGAGGTAGCATACATATCTAGTTGCTTTACTAATAGAGGTGGCAACATGTATGAAATGTTCCGTAACCATATCTCTCTTGATAATCATAGTAATATTGGTGGTACTGAGATCGGTGGTATGACATTCTTCAAAGGATCTGCACAGGCATCAGATAATAGATATAGAGGTAGTAGTGCAGGTGAACTAGATCCAAATAATACTTGGCATTTATCACCCGCAAACTGTGAAAACTACACTTTTAGTATGATTAATGCTCTAGGTTGCTCATCTAATGGTTGTAACGTTGAACACCATGCATGGGTAGGACAGACTGGTAATAACTATTCAAATCAAAACTTCCCAGAACCTAACTGGTCTGGTAGTTGGGGAATAAATAATCCTGGCTCCGAAAACCATATGTACTGGTTATTCTTTTACGCATAAGACATGAGTACTCTAAACGTCAATGAACTAGATGCACCCGCAGATCATAATTTTGAGATCAATTTTGATGATGGAGAGTCTTTATTAGTTGCAGGAAGTTGTAACTTACATCCTCTATCTCATTTTAAGTTACCTGCAGGAACTACAGCACAAAGACCTGCATCGCCCTCTGTTGGAATGATAAGATTCAACACAGAACTGGTGCAAGTAGAAGTTTGGAGTGGTAGTTCATGGTTACAAATAATCAAAGCATCAACAGGTGGTAATGATGGTGGTACTCCTGCTTCTGCAGCATCGAGTGTTCAAGAGCTCATGGATGCAGGTGTTGCTGCAGATGGTAACTATTATATGAATCTAGATGGTACGACCCGTAGATACTTCGTACCAGTCAATAGTCACCCGTATTATATTCTAATCGGTAACTGGGGTGGCGGTGGTACTGCATTTTTCAGTAACTCATCAGCATTAACAGGGCAAAACTTAAATGATACAGGAGACTCTACACCTGTAGGTAACTTTGCATATAACTCAACATGGGGTTACTACAGGAACGTAAGTGGATCTGACTTTAGATATGCAACTTTTAGTAATAGAGGTGTGACATATCGATATGTAAAGATGAGAATGAATCTTTATAACTATTATTCTAATGATGGTCAGAACGGTAGAAACTTCCTAAATATTTCATCAGGAGTTGGTGATGGTCTAACTATCATGCGTGACAACTCACAGTCTGGCGATGGTCAGCATATCTTTACCTTTTATACTGCTATCTCTAACAATGATAGTAATGGTTGCCCATCAACAGCAGGAACTCAACCAACACATGTTTCTGGTGGTGGAAATAATCCAGGTGGTTTCATGGGTAATAGGTACACATGTTTCTCTAGATCTGGAAACAGTTATACCTCAGAGTATGTAAGAAACTTTACTGTACAACCAGGTGATAACTCTGGTGGTACAGGTCCAAACGTATTTAATGGTGATGCATGGTTCACCGTTGATTTAGGAACAACTTATAGTGACAACATGCACATTGTTATACACTCAGATCAAGACAGTGGAAATGAAGATACATACCTTAAAAGAGGTTGTGTACTTGTTCGACCTGCATAAATAACAAGGAAGGAGTAAAAATCACACATGTCACAATTAAATGTTGATAAAGTTGTATCCCTAACAGGTGGAGGTGGAACTGCACAGTTTCAACTGGAAGCTTCTGGTAACTTCAACTTTGACTCTGGAACTCTTTATGTTGACTCTAGTAATAATAGAATAGGTGTTAATGATGCGTCACCCAGTTTCACGTTAGATATAACAGGAACTGACGGTATGAAAGTTCCAGTAGGAACTACTGCTGAAAGACCAGGATCACCAGTAGAAGGATTATTCAGATATAATAGTACAGATAGAACCTTTGAAGGGTACTCATACGATCAAGATGCAGGTGCAGTTCAATGGGGTCCGATTGCAGGAGCAGGAAGTTCACTACCAGATCAATCTACAAACAGATACTCAGCAACATATACAGTCGGAGCATTATTAAGATCAGACGGAACTAACGCATATTGGTCATTTGATGGAGAGAACGATACAGGGTGGTCAACAGCAAGAATATGGACACATGGATATGTTGGTGGTGGATACCAAAATGGTTCGCCATGGAATAATGTTAATAGAACAGTTCATGCTACAGATACATCAACGAACTTAGGAGATATTTTAGATAGATCAGGTGCTTATATGTCAGGGTCATGGCATGATACTAGACACTTCTTTCACTCTATGGAGAACACATATAGAGGTTCTTCAAACTATACTAACGCAATGTCAATGTCAACTGAATCTGGTGTAACTCATCAGTCACAGTGGAACATGACGGTGAACAGAGGTTCAATGGGATCTCACCAAGATCATGTATTTGCAGGTGGATACTCTTACCTATATGGTGGTGGTAGTTCAAGAACTGATGTATTCAACTTAAGAACAGAAACTATGAGAACCTCTGGTTTCCCCCCAGATTATGATGATGGTGGAGATGACCCTACATGGGGTGGACATGGAAGACTCTATGGTTGGGTTAAGAGATCAGGAACTAGAAGAGGTCAGTTCTTCAAGACAGAATCATGGGTATCATGGGAACACGGACCAGGTGGTGATGGTTGGAAAAAGATTCTTCCTACTATGTTAGGACATATGTACGTTGGTACAGGTAATAACAACCAGAACGGTAACCAAAAGTGTAGTGACCTTACTGGTATACAGGTTAGAGGTCTTAACTTCGGTAACATGGGTGAAGAAAACTTTGAAATGGGTATGAGAAAAGGTTATTGCTTAGGTAACTACAATGGTTCACAGAACAATAATACCTTTAAAGTTAACTATAATAGTGATAGTTACAATAACTTAGGTGGATCTGCACCCCCAACAGGACATGGTGGCATGTCATCAGCACATTGTTCCTCGTCAAGCTCTGTATCTGGACAAGGTAACTACGATTACGGTACAAACATTCCTAACTACTAATGATTAGCACAACTTCAAATGACGTCATCGTCTTAGATGTCGAGAAATATCCTCAGGTAGGGGAGTGGGGTATCCGTGTTGGAACTTACTTAGGATTAGAATCCTATCATCTTGCAGACGAATACTTTAAATACATACCACAACATATAACATACCTTAGATACGATAGTAAATCAGGTATCTTTGGAGACAAGTATTGGGGTGAGATCAGATTCCAAAGATCTACCTATGGAGAGAATGAAGAAGGAACTACAAATAAAGAGAAAGAGACTATAGATGATACAATATACTCAAATTATGTTATCCCTTTCATGACAGATGTGATAACCCTAGCGATTCAAGAAGAGTTTGAACACAGACATAATCTTCTTATGACTAAGTTTTCTAAACTTGAAGAAGCAACATGGGTAGATCAAATATGTGAGGCAACCGCATATATTGCTGATAATTCCTTTGAGACAAAACTGATACATAGTTTAGCAGAGGTCAGAGACTTGACAACTTTGCAGTTTGCGACTAAAATAGTTGATAAACAGGCAGAGTTCAAGAAATCTCTTTATGAACTCGCAGTTGCAGAACAAAAGATGATCCATATAGTAACTGGATGTACGACTGTTCGTGACTTAAATGTAGTGCTTGAAGATTACTTCAGCGTTGCAATGTCTAATACACAATGCCTAGAATATGGAAGATGCACAACCAATGAAGAAACAGGAAACATCGAAAGAAAAACAACTTTCGACTACTCAGGCGGACTCAAGTTCTGATTATCATATCAGAGAGACTTTAGAAGATTTAAAACATATAAGCGAATATGATGTAGACAAGTTTGACGAAGCTCTAATGGCATGGTCAGAGCAACAACATTTTGGTCAAACTAAATTTCAAAACGAATACTTTGTTGTAAACTCACAAGTATCCCCATACAGACAGGTACGTCAGGCAATGATGGAGATACAGGGTAGAACAAACGCATTACAAAAAACTACTATACAGTTTAAACGTTGCATGAATGACATTGCAAGGGTTACTGCTGCAATGGAAACAGAGGAAAACGAGTTTCATAAGATTGATAGACAGTATGAGCTAGAGTTACTCTACCTTGATAGACAAATATGGTTAAATAAGATTAAGCAATGTAAAGAAGAACTTAATGGTTTGTTTGAAATCATCAAGGACAAGGCAGGAACTGATGACCCAGAAAAAATAACAGCATTACTAGAAGATAAAGAGTTAGAGAACGTAGAAGAGCATAAGTATTGGATTGCTCGTATGGGAAAACAGAGTGCAATAGATCTGCTAACTACTGGTAGAGTCCAAGCAGGTAACTTGGAATCTCTGTTACAAATGGCACCAGAAGATCAAGCAGCAGTTACTGATCTTGCTATGATGTACTCTACTGCTGTCAATAAATCTATTGGTGGTATCAAAGAAGTAGCAGAAGAGAGAGTAGAAAAAATGATGGAAGGAAAACCCCCACAACTATTTGACACAGCAGGTGTTTTATCAGATTATGCAACAAACAACCTTAAGGACAGGAGTCTTCAGTCTTCCGATCAATCCGAAACTCAGTCCTGAGTTTATTGATAGTGACTTTA